GAGCACGCCGCTGGCCCGGCTGTCGAGGATGCTGAAGCCGCCCGCCGCGAAGGTGCGGCCGGTCGCCAGGGGGATGGTGACCCAGCCATTGGCTACGCTCACTGTGCCCTTGTTGTTGAGCCAGCCGAAGAAGAATGCGTTGGTGTCACCCTCCCATTGATTGTGCTCGCCGTCCTCATAATCGTGGTGGGCGCGGCCATCGTTGCCGACGTATGCGCGGAAACCGTGGGCCGGGTGGCTCGTGTTGACGCCGCTATTGGGAAACGCCAGGCAGATCGAATTGGCGAGCGAGTAGCCCGCAGGAATTGTGATCGCAGCCGAAGCCGCCACGCGACCCTTGCCCCAGCAGACCTTCTCGCCGCCTGAGAGCGTCAACTCCACAAACTTCCACGCGCCCATTGTCGTCACATTTGCGGAGTGCAGCGTGCGCCATGTCAGCGCCGCATAGTTGGCGTCGCCGCGCCATGTCACACCGACGTCGGAGTTATAGACCATGTGCAGCAGGCGGGTTGGATCGGCGTCGCACTGAGAGATGTAGTGCAGATGCTGGTTGCCTTCGATATAGCCCTGTGGTGAGGCCCAGGCGAGCAAATTCGAGGGGTTGAAGCCCGCGTCAGGCATCGAGAACGTCGATCCATCGGCGCCGCTGCCCGAGAAGAACGCGGCAACACCGTCGTCAAGATCAATCGTCGTATATCCGCTGTCGTTGCCCGGCTGCGAACCGGGAACGTCCTCCCACCCGGCCTCTTCCGGGTTACTCGTATCGAAGTAATTGTCGTCGCTGTAAGGCCCGAGCGTGAGTTGCACCGCGCCGGGGATCGGCGAGCGACGAATACTATCGTCACTGCCGGCAGAACTGCCCGCGAGCTGCTTTGTCGCGGTCAATACCTCATAGTCTCCAGCGCATGTGGCGGAGAGCGTGTCATCGACTGTGACGCGGTCACCCGGCTCGATGCCGATAGCAACGTTGCCGCTGCCCGCCTCATCCGTGGCGAAGAGCGGCGCGACCAGCTCGGCTGCAATCGGAGTTACATAGGGCACGGCGTCGGGGCCGAGTGCGCGGGCGCGCTGGTAGTAGCTGATACGGCTCACCTGGTCGTAGGTCGAGACCGCAAAGTCCGTCTCCAGCTTGACCTTGTTGCGCTGCCGTGGAATGCCGAGGCCGACTGCACCTTTGGCATATTGGCTGCGGTGGTGATTGAACTCCGGGGCGCGGTCCTTGAAGCGCGAATAAAGCAGCCCTACCTTGCCGCCCGCGCCTACAAACGAAGGGTAATTCGAGCCGCGCGATTGGAGCGTCATCGAAGTAACTGGCGAGTAACTCGGCACCGTCGCGACGATCCAATCACTGTCATATTTTGTGTCGGTGCCGCCGATGACGATGCGATCGCCAGCAGCGAAGGGATGGGGGTTGAGAGTGTTTACGGTTGGGTTGGTGTGATCGGGCGCTGAGATCGAAGCTATGTCAGCCGCGCTCGGAATGAGAAGGTCGCGGAACTTTGCGACGTAGCGGTTGGCAGCGTTGTGTAGGTCCACGTCATTTGCGGAGAAGCTATCGGCATTCTTGCGGCTGAAAGTAAACACGCTGGCACGCTGCCGGTCGCAGTAGATGCCTAATTGCCCGTTGCGCTCCCTCTGATAGCTGCGAGTTACCTGGAGAATCTGCGAGAGATTCGCCTGTAAACTCGTTTGCTGCGAGAAACTGAAGCTGCCCTGGAAGCGACGGCTGCCGCTGGGCAGTATCTCGTCAAAGTAATTCGCGGCAGCAAAGATCGCGCCCCAATCGAAACGCTTCCTCGCCGCGACCGTGAGATCGTCCGGTCCATTGTTGAGATCGAGATAGTACTCAGGCATCACCTTGCGGCGGAGCAGAATATCGACGTACTGCCACACTGGATTTGTAGTGAATGCATATCCGATCATCTGGCCGGTCGCGTCAAATAACCGGCAGCGGATGCCGCGCCAGAGGCCGATGGGGTTGAGATCGGACCACATATTGGGATCGTTCTGGTGGACGTCGCCCTGGGGATTATTGATGACGAGCTTGAGCATCAGCGTGTAATACGCGATGCGATGGTAGTGCAGCCGCTGAATCCCCGCCGGGAGATACTGCCAGAAGGTATCGACGCCCTGGTCAGGCCCGATGGAAGTAGCAGCCGTTCCGCTTCCGATTACTGCATCGCAGCCACGGTGGAAGTGAAAGTGTGCAGGGTCGTCGTTTTCGCTCGTATAGAGAAGCCGTTGCAGGACCGAGTCCCATAGCTCGTGGCAACCGTCCATCTCGCCCGCGCCCAGACCCCACATACCGATGCGCGTCCAGTCGAGATTGTCGTTGTTGGTATTTTGCAGCATCCGGCCGCCCAGCTTCGGGCCAGTTATCCAGCAGTAACCGTAGTTCCAGGCGATCGCTTGACCCGTAGCTGTCATAGTGCTCGCCTCCGATTGATGACCTGGGTAGGCACAGCAGCGATGGTCTCGGCAAAGTTCTTCTCGTAGTTATTGAGGATGCCGACGTAGTGCTCGATGACCTGGCAGGTCCGATAGCTGTAGAGGCACTCAGTAGGTCCGGTCGCTCCGCAACGCTTCTCGGCCCACATGATCTGGCAGCTCTCCGAGTAAGTCTCAGCCGGACTATCGTCCTGACCGGAGAAGAGCTGCTGCGCGCCCAGCTCGGCGATCCGCGAAGGGACACCTTTGACAGTAAGTGTTCCGTGGACTTCGAGCCACGCGAACTCGCCGCCTGCATTCCAGTACCGATAGATAAAGAAGGCACCTTCGAGAGCGCCGCGACGAGTTACTCGCTCGAAGTCTCGCGCTATCGTGTCTCCACTTACATTTTGCAGCGAGAAACTACCCACGTCTGTCTGCATCGAGCGATAGAAGGTAAAGGTCGGCGCGGCCATCAACCACGGCTCGTAACTTACATTCTGGTCGCTGCCATCTTCGGTGATCGCTGCGGGAACGCCGCTCAACGGCCTGTCTGACCAGTAGTAGATATCGCCATCGACGGTCTGGACGTCGAGTAAGGACACCGGAACAATCTGCGAGCGCGAGCCTCCAGCGGCCGCGCGGTCTGCCGGGTAGACGATCATCGCATCACCTCCAACATGCACCACGTCGCCGAGGCGGCGCTCGCCGCGCCATTCTTGGTGCCGAGCACCACAACCTTTACGCGGTGCAGGTCGAGCGAGACGGTGCCGCGCTCAAATACGTTCTGCGGCCCGAGATCCACCGCCGAATATAGATCCACGGTGCCGAGGACCGTTCCGTCCAACTCAACCTGCACCTGGCCGCAGTTCGACGACTGGCGCATATAGAGCCGGAAGCCATAGCCACGATATTCATAGGTCGCCCAATCGCCAGCGTGGCCGGAGTTATAGAGGATCGAGACCGTTACATTATTGGCGTCAGTCTGCGACTGTTCGACCCAAGTGCCCGAGACCGCGAGCATCTGGTCGCCATAGTCGCTGATCGGCCGCCGCGCGACGGCGTCGCGGTCCCAGTCGTTCGGATACTCGATCATCGGAACGGCAGGGATCTCCTCGAACGTGAGGCCGCGCACGTCGTAGAGGTCGTTGGCGCGCTGCACCATCGGGAAGCGGCCGGTGAAGTGGCCCACATAATGGCGGCCGCCACCGTCCCAATCGACGATGGTGAAGTATCCGTCCTCATACTGCTCAAAAAACTGCTTGATCCGCTGCATGCATTTATAGCTGCGGCCGATCCACGAGAGCTGGAACGTGTGGCCCGTGTTTGACGTCTCGACGCTCCACGGGCGGCCGCCAGCAGGCTTGGCGACGGCGCGCGTGCTCTCGCGGTCGCGCTCGAAGCCATAATCGGGAGTGGGCGAGTCCTGGATGTCATCGTCCCAGGCAGCCGATGGATTGATGATCGCAGTCTCAGGCAAAGTCCGCGCCTCCCGAGTTCTCCGCGTAGCTCTGATTGAGCGCCGCGCGGATGTGGTGTTTGTTATCCATGAAGAGCTGGTAAGCGCCCTTGGCATCATGCGAGTTGAAGGTGAGATTGATGGGCGAGCTGCTGGCCGCCACAGCCCACTTGCTGCCGCCATAGTAGGCCGCCATATCCGAGCGCGTCGCGCCGCCCAGCATCGCCTGCAACGCACCGCTGTGCGTCGCGGCGGCCTGCTGATGCATGACCATCTCGCCGCGCTTGGCGTGTATCCATCCCTCATCGCCGCTGGTCGCCATCGAGCCAAAGCCGAAGATGGTGCCGCCCGAATGAAACTGCGCTGCGCTCATGCCGAATTCGCTGCGGCCCGCGATCTGCTCGCGCGTCAGGCGCGTCTGGGCCGTCGCAATCTCGCTCTTGATGGTGTCGTTGTAGTAGTCGGTGCCGCCGTGCCCCCACTGCCGCGTCGCGATCTTCGCCTCGCGGCTCAGCGACTCGAAGTCGTCGTAAGCCGACTGGTAATCCATCGAGCCAGACTCGTAGGCGAGAAGATCATTCGCAATGCGTGGTTTTACCTGCTTGCGGTCGTAATCCTCTGCCTTACTCTTACCGCCGAAGCCCATGAAACCCATCACCGCGCCGCCGATCGCACCGATGGCCGCGCCGATTGGTCCACCGAACTCCGCGCCTACCTTCGCGCCGCCCAGAGCGCCCGATAGCGCGCCGCCGAAGCCGCCGTTGCTCTCGAACGCAGAGAACAGGCCGAGACCGCCACTGGCAATACCGGCGGTCTTACCGCTGCCGAGCATCTTGCCGAGACCGCCTCCATCCTTCCCGCCGCCGATCATGCTCACCTTCGGCATCTTCACCGCGCCGATCTCTTTATTGAGGTCCGCGACCGACTTGGTCATGCCCGGCAGCGACGATAGTGCGCTCGACACGCCTGCAGCCGTCGAGCCCGGCTCGGAGGCCGCGCTTACTGTTGAGCCGATGCTCCCGATACCGCTGGCGATATCGCCTCCGCCGAAGCTACCGCCGCCCGAGCCAACGCCGCCAGTGATGGTGGCGTTCTGCACATGGATGATCGCCGTGGTCGCGTTGAGCGTGGAGCTGGAGGCGGTGATCCCGCTGCGGGTGCCCCGGCCGAGCAGGTTGCCGATGACGCCGCCATGCACGCCGCCGATTCCTGCATCGCCATAACCGCCGCCGAGCGGGCTGCCGTTGCGCATGTGGACGATGAGTGATGCGGCGATCTTCGCGGCCGCATCCTCTCCCTGCCGCCGCAGCTCGTCGAGCGGGCTACGGAAGAAGCCGCGAAGCTGCCCTGCCAGGCGGTCGCGCATCTGGCGCTGCTGGTCAATCAGCTTGCCGTTCTTGATCTCCTCTGCTGCGATCTCCTGGCGACGATACTGATCCGCATGTTCCGCGTCTCGCGCGCGCAACTCTTCGAGCTGGCGGTAGCGCTCCTGGTACTCGTCGAGGATCTGCTGAGTGCGCTCCTGGTCGCGGCCCACTCCGGCGCGAGCGCCTTCAGCCTCCATCCGTTCGGTCTGCTCTTCAAGGCGACGATTCGTCTCTTGCTTCTGTTGCGCGACGTCCTGATTGATCTTTGCAATCTCGGCGTCGCGCTCCTTTATGGTTTCGAGACGATGTGCATCCTGCGCGTTGAGCTGGCCATAAGCATCCGACCACGCTTTCATGATCTGCGCGACGGCGCGTTGCGCCGAGGCTTCGATTCGCTCGTTTGTCGTCGCGTAGCGGTCGCCACGCGAGGCGTCCATCTGAGCAAGCCGATCATCGAACTGCTGCTGCAGCTCGAGCGACTTATCGTTCGCGGTCTGGTTAGCGGCCGCGCGTTCACTCGCCGCTTGGTCGGGATGCTCTGCAAGCGCGGGATTGCTATTGATGCGGTTGAGTTGGATGTCGCGGTCGGCATCGATACGCGCCTGCCCGTGAAGGCCAGCGGCCCCGGCCTGCTGCATTGCGAGGCCCACCTGGTTGGCCAGCTTGACCGCCCGCTCGCTTGCGTCCTCAAGATATCGAGTATTGATCGACCGAATGTTCGCCGGAATCTCCGCAGCGCGTCCCGCGTTGGTCAGCTCTACGGTCAGCTCGCGGATATCGTCGGAACGCTTGCGCGCATACCGCTCTTCTCCGGTAAGCTGAGCCTGAATGCGAGCGTCCTCGGCCTTCATGATCGCGAGGTTCATCTCCCGATTGCGTAGCGTATTTTTCGTCGCGGCATCTGCCGCAGCTTCAGCCATCTCGCGGTCAAATTGCGATTGTCCGGAGTGAGTCGAGACTATTGCGCCGGGAGCTGCCTCAATCTTTTTATTCCATTCGAGCTGCGCTTGCGCAATTTCTTGGCGCTCGCGCCAAGCCGCATTGATCCGTTCTTCTCCAACGAGAGCACCATCTCGCGCATGATTTGCCTGTATCTGGGCAACAGCTTCCTGCTTCTCCAATTCCAGCAGAGCCAGCGACACCTGCACACGCTGCTCCGTATATTTGAGCGCATCCTTCGACGCGCTCAACTCCTGAAATAATGACGTCCATTGGGTAATCGGGTTCCATGACATGGCTCCCCGTTCCCGGGCCTCGTTTGCCTTTTGTGTCGACTGACTCGCAAGCGTTGTCGATAGCTGCATGCGCTGTATCGCTGTCTCGATATCTTGCGGCTGCACATAGCTTCGCTCGCGCAGCTTCTCCATGGTCTGCGCATATTTATCGGTGGCATCGTCCAGTTCGCGGACCTTGCCAATGAAAGCGACAATCCCGCCTATAGCGAAGACGGTACCGAGCGAAACAGCAGTTGCCGCCGCAATGCCGGCAAGGGATCCCATCGCAAGCGCAAGCACTCCTGTCGATGCGGCGGTCTCCGCCGTTGCCGCGCCAGCTTCAGCCATTCCTGTAGCGATCTTTTGACCCGTTGCAGCTCCGGCCTCGCCCATTTGCGTGAAGCCATCGACAACCTTCTTGCTACTGCCAGCGCCTGCGTCACCCAGCGAGTTGAGACTATTTTTGACCTCTCCGATGGTCTGACTGGAGTTCGCGTCGACGACTTTTACGGTGATCTGTACGGTGGAGTTATCGTTCGCCATTGGCTATTTCCTCCTCTGGAACTTCGCGCCGCAGGCATCGCACTCGGGTGCGAACCGGGTGGGCTGCAGTGCGCCGCAGGCGCTGCACGGTGGATGCTTGGCCTTGAATGCGAGTCGAGCCCGCGAGAGGCAGACCAGGCCCGCGGCCTCGAAGCTCGTGAGCGACTTCACATCGAGCGCGAGACCGGCTTCGTGCTCCGACTCAAGCTGAATCAGGTGGTGCGCGTAATCGTGGTAGCCCGGCGAAAGGGTGAGTGGCGCGACGGAGTCGAGCAGGCGTTTGCGGGTGGTCTCGGAAGCGGACTCAGCCGTGCGCGAGATCCGCGCCCGGTCGAAGTCCTGCTCGAAGATCTCCGCAAACGCCAACATCAACCCCTCCGTATCCCGCACCACATCGATCATCCAAAGACCTTCCACGCCAGCCAGAAAAACAAGAGGACCGCAATGAGCGGCGCGAACACCAGCACACTGGTGGCGCAAAGCACGAAGAGGTCGCAGATGAAGTTGAAGATTGACGGCTCGCGGCTAGGCATCTTCATCCTCATCCACCTTGACGTTGACCGGCACAAACAACCCCTCGGCGGCGGCCACCTTGTGATACATGTCCATATTGGCGACGATTGCATCGCGGTCATCGGTGAGCTGCTCGCCATTGACCGTGTAGCCAGACACCGAGATGATCAGCTCGTCGTAGATCTCGGCGAGCGTGGCCTGCGCGCCCAGCCAGCGCGTCTTCCCACTGCGGCTGCCGCCAACAATCTGTGATCGGCTCGTGTCGCGGCTATAGCGGCGCTGCTGCTCGACGGACGGACTTTTGAGCTGATGATGCAGGCCGGTGTGCTTGAGCATCTTGTTGCCGTCGCGGCCCCAGACCGCGCTGAGCGTCACGATTTCGCTGCCGAGGGTAATGGGGTCATCGTCGCCAGCGGCTGGTCGCTCGACACTGGTGAGGACAATCCCGGCGGTAAGGCGATGGTTCGCGGGGATCAGCTCGCGCCAGCCGTCAAGATCGGTGACACGCCCGTCTCCAGCTACCTTGTAGCCATCGGCGTCAATCAACGCCTGCGTGGCCAGCGCGAGCCGAGCGCCGTTCGAATCGTATGCATCGGTGCGCTTTCCGTTTTGCGTCTCGCTGGTCGAGACGATGTGCGCGAAGTAGTCGAGCCACTGCTTGCGCGAGATCTGCGAGAGCGTGAGCGTGTAGGTATGACCGCGATCTTCGATCACAATGATGCGCGGCTTTTTGAGGTCGATGAGTTCAGATTGCATGGGATTCCCCTTTGGGTGTTGGTGTGATTTTTTCGCTGCCCAGGGTGAGGAACCCTGTCCATCTTGAAACCCGCGTAGCAGGTTGCGGGACTTCCCCGCCGCGAAGTGGTGCGGCAGTCACTGCCAGAAAAATACCCAGGAGCCATCGCCCGACAGCCCCTGGGAGGAGAAAGCTATGCCGTTACCAGATATGCGGCGACATCGTTGATGATGGTGGCCGTCACCGGCTGAACGCCCGCTGCCTGATAGCAGGTCGTCTCGTCGAACTCGACGTTCCAAATGGTCATGTCGCCGTCGAAGCCCATCTTCGTCGTCTTGAGATTGACGGCAGGCACATCGAGCGTGAGCTGCACCGCCGCGCCCGAGTTGATCGCAATTCTGATCGCGGTCTTGGTGTTATTGATCATCCGCGTGAAGACGTCGTCGGTGTCCTTCGAGGCGATGGTCGACTGGAAGGAGAACTTCGGGTCGCCTTTGCGGATGAACGCGGCGTCAAGCCCGATGCCGGTCGCCCGGTGCGGGATGAGCTGATGGTCGAGCTTGAAGGTCGTCGACGTGTGGCGGCCGAGGATCGAGGTTGCCGCGCCGACGTTGCCCCAGAGGTAGTCCGCGTCGCTGCCCAGGAGATAGTCTTCCGTGGGTACGGTCGGCGCGTCGGTCAGGTCGCCGAGGGTGTAGCGGCCGGTGCCGACCAGGTTGTAGTCGGCCATCACCGCGCCCTTGTCCGTGATGGTCAGGGTGAAGTCGTTGAGCGCCATATCCATCAGCGTGTAGGCGAGATCGTCGGTGTCCTTGAGATAGACGCTCGTCGGCACCGCCTGGCGCGTCGACTGGTCGAACGTGCATACGTGCGTGTACGGCGAGGCCGCGCCGGTGACCGTCTCCTTGCCCATCGCAAACGCGAAGAGCCAGCCGGCCAGCCAGGGCGTCAGCTCCGACTTCAGGCCGGAGAGCTTCAGCTCAATGTCCGTGATCTGGCCATTGGTCGCGAACCACGATCCTTTGCCCGAGTACTCCTTATCGGAGCGGCGGCCGGGATTGAAGTCGAGCGTGGCCGAACCGTCGAAGCGCTGGACGCGGGTGAGCGCGGCCTCCGCCAGCGCGCCATTCCAGGCGGCCTGTTTCTGCTCGGACAGGACGAGTGTGCGAAGAAGCTTACTCTGTGGCTCGAAATTAGTGGGCATCGACGATCTCCTGAGTGGCTGCGGCCACGAGCTGCGGCGGTACGGTTGTGGACTGCGGGACGATCTCAAACATCGGGCTGCCGTCGATCTGCTCGGTCGAGAGGATCTTCGTCCACTCGCTGGTGAGCACGCGCTGCGGCTTATCGCCCGCGAACTTGTAGTTCATGTGCGCGTTGGCGATGCGCACCACGCCATTGTCGCCAGCGAAGGCACGGCCAGCGACGGAGAGACGGACGTTGACGAAGTCGGATTTATTCTGCGCGGGACTCATTTATTTCGCTCCAAAGTTTGCATTGACGCCGCTGAACTGCGCGAGTCCGCTGACTGCGATGGTGAGCGCGTAGCACTGATCGACTGGGCCATAGGTGTCCATCACCGGGTTGACCGCGACCAGGCGCGTGGGCTGCGTGTAGACGCCGGGGCTGAGCAACAGCCGAGCCCCTGACAGCTCATCCTGCACGACGGCCAACATCTCCAGCGTCTTCGTGCGCTCGTCGGCCTGGCTCTTGAGGCTCTCTTCAAAGCAGATGATGTCCCAATACAACTCCGCCTCGGCGGTGAGCCGCTGGATGTCGCGGAGATCTGCATAGTTGCCCGACGAGAAGCGCAGGCGGATAGCAGGCGACTTGAGCACGAGCTGGCCGTCCTGGTTGAAGTCCCGTCCGCCGATTGGCGCGACGCTGACATTGCGGCCATAGCTGATCTTGAGCCGGGCGGGCAGCAACGACAGCAGCGCGGCTTCGACCAGGTGTATCTGGACCTTGGTAGCCATCAGACGCCTCCTGGTCCGGCGAGCCCGGCCGCGCGCTTCTGCCTGTCGACGTAGGCGACCACGATTCCGGCCATCCGCGTCGGGTCTTCCGGCCGGAAGATGAGGTAAGGACGCGGCGGGATGTTCTGGTATCGCTCGTGCTGGCGCACCTTGCCGGTGATCTGCTGCCGCGGCCCCTCGAACGCGGCGCTCGCCGACGTCGCATGGCCGCGTTTGTTGAAGATGATGTGGCGTCCACGCCGCATAGCGGTGGGAACGTTGTACGTCTTGCCGTCCTTGCCCTCGACCTCGCGCGTCTTGTAGTAGATCTCGCGCAGCCGCTTATAGCTGTGGCGACCGACCGTGACGCTGCGGCCCGCGATCCGCGCCTGCGGTCCGATGGCAGCGCCACGACGATCTGCGGAGCCGTCCTGGTGCACGCGAGCGTATGCGAGATTGGTGCCGAGGCGAGCGATGCCGCGCGCCACAAACGGCGCGATGGAGTTGATGAGGATGCCGCGATCGATCAGCAGCTTGTGGCCAGCGCCATACTTCTTTGGGTTGCTTCGAACCGTATTCGGCGAGAGCTTCGGCCAGGAGCCAGCCGGGGAGCCCTCCTCGCGAAAGGTCCGACGCACCGACAACAGTTGCGACTGAGCGATCTCATTCATCAGCTCTTCGTTCTGCTGCAGGCTGAGGCCAAAGCGGTCGAGCGCGATGACGACGTGCTCCTGATCGACTTGTACGACTTCGGCGCTCATTTAGTGGCTCCATCCGCAAAGATTCTCGTCGGAAAAGCTCTGCGGATTCGCGGTAACCAGCGCCTCGCCCGAGGACGCCTGCGGTTGCGTCGCGCCGACTGGTTGATCGAGCGAAGCTTTGCCGGAAGCAATGTCCTTGAGGAAGTTGATCGCGTCGAGATATCGCTCAGCGACCGTCTCATCCGGCTTCGTGGTGCGACGCCGGGTGAAGAGCAGGTACTGCGCGATGTCCAGGCAGAGACCCTTGATCGTATTGCTCGACTGCAACGGCGTGACGTACCGCTGCCGGCAGTAGCTATCGATCCGCGCCGATGCCTCGTCCATGACGCCGTCGACGATGGCGGTGTTGACTTCGCCAGCGCCGGGGTCGGCATCCGTCTCCGAATCGTCGGTGAGTTCGACTAACTCACCGGCGGTCATCCGTAGAGGTACAAGGTCGGCTTGGGTCGCGTAGGCCAAGGGTTACTGTGCGGCCTTCTTGGCGTCGGTGCCGTTGAGAGGCGCGACGATCTCTTTGCCAAGGCTCTCGGCCTGCTCATCGGTCAAATGGATCGTGTCACCGGCGGCATAATAGACGCCATCATGCTTGATGCGACGAAGTGCGCGGTGCGTAGGATCGACAACCTTTTTCTGCGATGCCATGTTTTTTTCTCCTGGTGCTTGCTATAGGGAGCGGGCGGAAGTATCTCCGCCCGCCGCCAAGGTTGATGTACGGGTGAGAGGCTTAGCTGGTCGCGATGGGCGTGGTCCACAGATAACCGCAGTCGGATCCGGTGATCTTCTCGTCGGTGTACCAGTCGACTCCGACGATATCTGACTTTGCTGTAGCATCCGGGTGCCGCGCAATCACAACACCATAGCCGTCGATAGTGCCGGGAGCCGAAGTCCAGGTGAACGACTTTCCGAAGCAGAGCTGCTTGGGACCGACGCGACCCTCCGAGCCGATGCCGCCGAGCAAGCCGGGCGCTCCAACGGTCGGAGGCACATAGCCGAGCCATGCGAAATTTGACCACAGAAAGTCGTTCGTCGCAGTGCCATCATTGGTGATGGCGCGACAGACGAATACCTCAGCGACGCCGAGAACTTTCGCAAGCTGGACTTCATCCAGCGGCCCCGTCACAACGTTGTAAGTGAATTTAGCCTGCAGCTTCGGGTGTACGCTCAAGACATTGAACACATCTTCGCTTACAGCAAACAGGTTGGCGCTCTGACCGGTGAGCCGAATACGCGTCTTCGCGTCGGCAACATCTTCCTGCGGCGTACTGTTTGCGCCATCGCTCCACTGTGACGTGCTGCTCAGCGCGAGAACGTTATCCGCTGGATAATTCCCGGATGTGGTCATCAATGCCTTGACACGTATCTCGCGCGCAAGCAGATTCTTATCCTGAAGCATTGCGACGGTGTCCATGTTCATATCGCCGACCGTATAGGTGTCGCGGTCCTCATCAGCAATGTTCGCCTTCAGCGCGTTCGAATGCGCATTATAGTTTTCGGTCGACATCGTGAAGCGAGTCTCAGCGGCCGGGGTGCCGAACGCGCGGAGCGTCTGCTCAGTGACCTGCAGATTCTCCTTACCATAAACCCAGTAAACGTCGGTGCGACGAAGCACAGGCAGACGGGGAAAGGCGCGATCCTGAAACATCGGCGCGTTGCGGTAGCCCTTGGTGAAATTGGAGAGTGCCATGTCAAGATGGCCGGTGAGAGGGGGAACGACTCGCATTGTGCATGACCTCCGAGGTCAGAAATTGAGGCTCCTGCCGCGCTTAGGCGGCAGGGGTGGTGAGGGTGAAAGGATCGACGAAGATGATGCACTCGTCGCCGGCGGCGGCAGGTTTCGACTCGAAGCGTCCGATAACTTCTTCCGCCCCGCCAGCCGTCCTGGTGACCGCAATGACCTGGCCGGTCGCGTTGAACTTGGCATACGTGCCCGGATTGGCAGCCGCACCCGCGATAGCAAAAGCATCGCCGTGGCGGATGACCGCGAGCGCATCGCCGGACGCGGTAGTCTCGGCCGCAATGCCGATGCCCTGCGCGCCTGCGGTAGCAACCGCCGTCGCGCCGCTCTCGTTGGTGCCAGCCTTGACGCCATAGCCGCGCGTAACTGCCGACTCGGCGAGATAGGTCTTGATGTTTACCGGCCCGACCGGGCCAACCTTGCGAAGAGCCATCTGAGTTCCTTCCATGCTGCGAATTTTTGAAGTTCATGGAGGAGGCCGATGCCCTGGCCTCCCCACTCTTTTTGGGTAAATCTAGACCGCGCCTGCCGAGGACGACCCCGACTCCGGCCGCTTGCCCTGGCGTACCAGCTCGCGGTACGCATCGTTGAAGTCGATCTTCTGCTCCTTGGCGTAGGCCTCGACCTGCTCGTTGAAGGTCACGGAGGCCACATCGACTGCGCCACCATTGGTCTCCGGCGTCTTCGGCGTCTTCGTCTCGCTGGTGCCAGAGAATGCGACGTCCTTGGGAACGATCTGGCCGATGCCGTTGAGGATGTCCGCGAAGAGCTGGACCGAGTCCACCTTCTTCTTCGCATCGCCCTCGCCGAACTCGACCTCAGTCACCGCGCCCGACGCCAACGACGAGAACAAGGCGGGAACGCCCATCTTGTCGTAGGCCGGAATCCAGCGCTTGCTGGCCTTGAGGCCGCCGATCAGCGCCGTCACGCGAGCACTCGCGCTGGTGTCGCTGAAAGTCTTCTTGTGATCGGTGAGCTGAGTCTCCAGCGCCACGCGAGCCTCACGCTCGGTCTTGAGCTGGTCCGCGAACTTCGACTCAACCGCGTCGGTCGCGCGCTTCACGGCTGCATCGATCTCAGCCTGGCTAATGACGCTCTCATTCTTCTTCCCGCCGAGATTGGCGAAAAACTCCGCGATCGAATCCTTGACCGTCTTCCGTACCTGCTGTTCGTCCATCTCTTCTCCCTCTGCGAATTCCACTTCCTGATAGTTGTCGTCGCCGAACCGCGCATCGCGCAGCCCCTTGACATGCGGCAGCATCGCGCCCAGAAAGCCCAGGTGGCGCAACTGCAACGTGCCATCGGCCTCACGACCGAAGGCCACAGAACGCTTTTTGAATTTGCCCGACTTGATTGCCTCATCAAACTCGGCGTCGACTTCCCCAGGCAACGCCTGGAGAACATCGCCATCCACGCGCAGCTTCTTCACCCAGCCGAATGCAGGCGCATCCAGCTTCGGATGTCCAACGACGATGGGCGCTTCATGCTTTGCGAAATCGTAGCTGGCGGCAAGCGCGGCGAGCTGCGGCACCGTGAAGATACCCTTGTCGCCATAGTTGCCTGCGCGGAAGATGTCCAGCCATTGACCGTTGAGAGTGCTCACAGAGGCGACGATATAGCGCGTCGAGCAATACGCATTACGCCGCTAACGCTGCCTTCGCAGACTTGGCCGATGGAGCTGAAAATGCAGGTTGGGAGGGTTCAAATCGCGGATAAATGCTTATGCTGCCGCGAGGATTGTGTTGAAGCCGGGAGTCGGGACGTTGTCTTTGACCAGCACCGGAAGCCTCAACAAGCCGTCGTCGCCCGCGTTTTTGTCGATGCTGAGAGCTTCAGCCTCAGTGATCGGCACTACCGAGCAGCGGCAGTTGAATCCACTTGGAGGGTATATCTTCCGCCACACCGGGTCAATCGCCCGCGCGACGAAGAGGTCGATGGCTTCGTGTTCCGGGCGCACGCGATTATCGCCGACCGTCCAGTACTGCCAGAACGGCAGAGCCTCCATCACGCTGGCGTCGGTCATCTGCTCGTAGCGGCCGGCAGAGTACGCCTTTTGCACGTTCGTGTTGAAGACGGTGTCGATCTCGAACGCGTCGAGCGCATCGGCACCGGCCTCGCTGGTGATGTAATTGACGATCTTGCGGAAGTCGCCAGGCGTACCGCCTTCATTGACGACAGTGCCGAGCGCATCGCGCACCTTCTCGATGATGCGCTGGTCGTTGACACCAGCGATAGTGAAGGCGTCGTTGCGATACTGCCGCGTCAGTCCGTCGAACAGATCCTTTGTGACGGGAGTCAAGTTGCGCAGATACTCGATTGCGCCGGTGGGCGGCAGATCGAAGTCGTAATACACCGACGCCTGGCGCGCGGTGAGATCGAGTCCATCGGCGAAGCTGACCAGTCGCGAGCTGGTGTTCAGCCGCAGCGGCTTGTCCGTCTTGGCGCGGCCGCCCTGGAGGACGGTCAGACGGCCGAGGATGTTGAAGCCCGCCTGGTACTCAGCCAGCCGGTCGCCGATGGTGGTCTGCGAGGGATTAGGCATTAGAGGTCGGTCCAGACCTCTCTATGACATGTTGGACAAGCCACTTTGAGCAGCGACTCGTTCATGACGGAACTTACGTACTCTGCCTCTTTACGCGTGAACTCCATCTCGCATCCACAATGTTTGCAGGTCGCGCGATATAACGTTGTCTCCGGAAGAACGCCCTGCCTAATCACTCTCATTGTCCCGGCCCCCTTCGCAATGGCTTCAGCGCCTTCTTTAGTGCAGCGAGATCAGCAGGATCGACAGTGGGAATGCCGAATGCTCCGGCACGATAGATATTTGCAACGAGCGCCTTCGCCGCTACTTCGATAGCGTTTAGGCGTTCGTGCTCGACCTTCGGAACCTGATCCATCGTGCGGAGGTTATGGACCAACAGCCGGAATGAACCGCTCTCAGGTTTGACGCTCATGATCCCGGCCTCACATGCGCCCGCTCCGCGCCCTCGGCAATCTGCGTAATCCGCTGGCGGTACTCGGCCCGCGCCTCATCCTTGAGCTGCGCGAAGAGCGTGTCGAACGCCGCGATCTCGCGCTTGACCTGCCGCTCGCGCTTTTCCGAGAACTGCGGGCTGTCCGGCGCGCCTGCCGGCGTCCTGATGGATGGGACCGGAGCAGCCGGACGTTCGAGCAGCTCGTCGTCTTCCTCCGGTACGTCGACGCCATAGCGGTTGTAGACGTACTTCTTCGTCATCGGCAGGCCCATGCTCTGCAGCGTGTCGTCGACCGTAACGCGAGCGCCCAGGTCTTCCTTATTCGACACATCGTGCGCGAGCTTCGGCATCGGACAGTCCGGCCCAAAGTTCCAGATCACCAGCGGCCGCACAAGCTGGCGGTTGAGCACGGCGTCGATCTGCAGCGTCAACTCCACGCTGCGATCTTCTTTCGTCTGCGCATGCACGTTGCCAAGCGCCTGCGTTCCCTTGCCACCATCGCTGCCGTGGCTGGTAAGCGTCGAGCCGACAATGCGGCGGTAGATCTTCGATTCAAGCGTGGAGTAAAGCCGCTCATAGGTCGCGGGATCTGCAGTGCGTGCACCCTTGAGCAGATCCTGCAATACCTGGAAGTTTTCTGGCACAGCCATAGCAACATTGCTAATCAGTGCCTCGGCAGCCGCTAGGGCCTCTTTCTTCTTGTCATCTGTCGAGCCAGCGGGATAGGTGACGACTGCCGTACCAGGACCGCGTTCGGCCAGGCGCATCCAGAAGCGCTGCGTATTGCGCTTGAACCAACTGGCCCAGTACACCGACCTGAGCAGTGGGCGCCCCATGCGGTTTCCAGCGCGGCTGCGGCTAGTAAAGGTGATGAATTTTGCTTCCGGCATCAGCTCGCCGTCAGGGCTGCTGATGAACTTCTTGAGCCGGAGCTGGCCGATCTGGGGATAGATTGACGGCGCAAACGAGAACAGCTCCTGCGGACGGTCACAGATATCCAGCAGCGATGCCTGTCCCATGCTCGCGTCGAAGAGCATCTCGGAGACAGAGTAGCCATAGAAGGGCGCGTCCAGGAGCGCGTCGAAGGAGTTGCGCCAGTCCGGCAGCGCAGCGAGCTGCTGCTCGACGAAGTTGGCGGCATCGACCGCGAGAGCGGATTCATCGGCAGGCGTGATCTGCATCTGCCGCTTGAGCACCGACAGCTTCATCTCGGCGATCGCATCGCCGACGTCCTCATCCTTCTCCTCAAGCTCGCGATAATAGAGGATCGACTGCGGGCTGTTGTCGATCATCTGTTGCCAGACTACGGTGGGGTTGGCGACACCGGCAAAGGCCGCGGCGAGCCGATAGGTCGACGACTGATTGAGAAACAGGATCTCCGGTGTGACCAGCGCACCCTTCTCAGGGAGCGGCGGCGCGGGATCGTTGGGTGGTGGTGCGAGGATCTCGTTGATGTCAGGCATTAGGCATATCCTTGCGATGGTGCTCCATGTAAAGCTCGTAGAACTTGCCGTCCATACCACTGGGTGTCGAGAACACGAGCACCTTGTGGCCCAACGGCGTCTGCCGCGTGATCGCGGCCCTGATTGCATGGCTCTCATCGCGCGGCGCTGGATCGTTATTTAGCGATATGACGATGTCAGGCATTACAGATATCCTCCCGACCCGGTGAACGCAGATGGCTGCTGGGGCGCGGTAAAGTCGGTGGAGATCACGGAGCCGTCGTCCGCAGCATAGGTTGCCAAGGCGTGGGCCCAGAAGCGATCGGCGTGGGCGTAGGACTTCCGGGCAGTTCCGCCAGCGACCGCAGTCTCAACCTCCACACGCGGCGCATCGAAGGTGACGCCGCTCGCTGTGGGAACTCGTTTGATCGCCTGCAGCTCTGTGCGGATCTGCAGATCATAGGGGATACGCTCCTTCGCGCCCTCGTGAGATCTCTTGATCTTGATAGCGAGATCCGTCTTCATATTCACGGAGCCATCGGATTGCGCGCTTGTTGCGCGATTCTTCTCCTTCGCCTCATTGCGAACGCGGCTCGATCCGGCGAAATTCACGCCCATCACGCGACCAGGGCAATAGTTCTCCCTGTTCTTCGGGTCGTTGAACATGTCGAAGAGCGCGATGCCCATGCCGGTGGAGTCCATCGCTGTTCTCTTCGTCATCCGCACCATCGGTGCAAGCAGCTTCGCCTGTTCGGGGAATGTCATCGAGTGAAGATCCACGACAGCTCTGGTCCACAACACATCGCCGATCTTTTCCTTCAGCCAGAAGATCGTTGCATCGCGCACACGGCCGACGTCGATCCCGCCATACAGGTCGCCGCGCGGATGATAGCCACTCGGATAAAGAATCGTCGCGCCGTCGTCTTCCGCCTGCTGGATCAGCTCAAGCGGTAGCCACGCGCCGCTGGATTTGAGGAAGATGCAGTAGAACTCCTGGTTGACGATGTCGTCGTCCTGGATGAGCTGGCGCATCTCCGCCATATTGATTGGGCAGCCATCGGCGATGGCCATGTCCGCATCGATCCAATGGATCGACCAGCCCTTGACCATGCCGAAGTTGTTCTCGGGCGCGACGCCATCGACAAGACCAAGCTCCTTGCAGAGATCGTAGAACTTACCCTGCTCGCCATTGGGCGTCGAGAGCACACGTACCTTGTGGCCGAGTGCGGTCTGCCTTGTGATTGCCGCCCAGATCGCATAGCTCTCATCGTGGTGAGCGTATTCATCCAGAATCGCGTTACTGGATAACCGCGAGCCGTTCGGGGATTCGCAGGCAGCGCGATGATCCGCGAGCCGTTCGGGAAGGTAATGCGCTGCTGGATCGATTGGATCTCGCCCAGCTCGTCGTAGAAGCTCTCATCCTCATAAAGCTGGACGGTGCCCTGCATCACCTCGATCAGCGTGGCGCAGGTCTGGACGAACTCGACCGACTGAGGCTTCGAGGCGCTCAGAATCGTCCAGGTCGTTTTGTGCTCCATGCAATCAAGCACAGCTTCGAGCGCGGTCGCAAACGAGAATCCGATACGCGCCGACTTGACCGCGATCTTGAATCGCGCGTCGTCGTCGATCCAGCGCTGCTGGTACGGGCGAAGCGGAAGGACAGGAGGAGGTGCGATCGAGACGGGGCCTGGCTCAACAAGAGGAGCGACAGGTTGCGGCGGCTTTGGAGCCGTGACCTGTCCAACCGTAAGCGCCGCCGTGATTGCAGCCGCGATAAATTTCTCGGTGGACATTTAGGCTCCCTTTGCGACGGGAGGCAGGCCGAACGTGCGCTCGCGGATGCGGTTGATATCCTCGACTGTGATTTCCCTGCGCGCTGCCTTCTTTGTGAGCCGCTCCGTCTCTTCAGCGAGCTTCCGGATTGCGCGGGCTTCGCGCGCTTCAAGCAACTTCAGCTTCCGCTCATCGGCCTGGACCTTGCGTTCCTTGATGTCATTGGCACGAGCGGATTGCATGATCTCCGCCAGCACGATCAAACCCTTCGCAGCATTCATGCGACCTTTTACCGTGCCATCTTCGCTGAGGACGCTCATCAGTTGATCGCGCGCGGCATTGATGACGCCCTCTTTATCGCCCTCAACACCACCACGGACGAACGCTTCGGCGATCTTCCGCGCCTGAATCGAGGAGTCCAACACCTGACGCTGCACCTGGGCAACGCGGAGATCGTACCAGCGGTGCAGCGACGTGTGCGGCAGCCGCATGTCCGGGAAAAGTTCGAGCACTTTGAAATCGAGCGCGGGCCAGTCGATAAAGCCGTCGCCCTTGCTGCCGTCTTCAAGTTTTACCGGCTCGGCCGAGAGCGCCTCGATCTCCTGCCACGTCTTGCCGCGCACGTTGCGCAGAAACAGAATGGAGTCATGCACGCTCGGCGGCAGACGATCGATCTTGAGCGGCTGCCGCGTCTCGCGGCGCTCTCCGGTCTTTGGGCGCGGCTTCGGCATGGCTAAAACTCCACAGCGGGATTTTGTGTGGTCTGGTCATAGAGATCCTGGCCGTCCGGCAGGATCTCGATCTGCGACAGCTCGACGCGCCGGTTGTAGATGCTGCGAAGCTGGCGGAACTTGACCCAGTTGCGGCCCTGCATCTCCTGCAGGATGGTGACGACGTCGTTGAGGTCGACCTCCCAGGCGAGGCTGCGCAGAGCATGGCACAGCGCGACGTCATCCATGCGCGACTGCTGCTGTCCATGACGGACGGCCAGCATGCGCAGAACTTCGCCGCGAAATCGCTTCTTCATATCGGGGTGCCAGTTATTCATTGCTCACTCTCACTCAGGGGCCGGTTGATCTTCAGAGCGTCTTCGATCCGCTCCAACGTCCTGCTCTGCCGCTTTTGTTCGTCGAGCGTCTGCTCGACCTTGCTGTTGACCACGCCGACCAGGATCTGCATCTCCTGTTTCTCGCGATCATCCTTGTCGGCCATCGTCTGCATGGCCATCGCCTGGGCATGCGCCGCCTCGGCGAGGCTGCGCTGCTCTATCGCGACGTTTTCCATCGACCCGGCGAATCGATCGCCTACACGCTCGACGACATCGAGCGCGCGGGTAATGATCCTGCTGATACTCCAGGCCACAAACAGCGCCAGCAGAAATCCGGGTCCCCATGTCTGTAGCAACGCGAACGCTCGCTCCGGCTCGGAACGCATCAGCTCAATCAGCGCGAAGACTGCCGTGCCGCCGCCCGCCATCGAGCCGCCGACGAGGATTCCCTGGGTCACGCTCGCCAGCCGCTTCGTCGGCGTCGGCGTTGTTGCAGCGGGTGTGGCTAGCCCGAGTGTCGATTGCATCAGTCCTCTTTCTCCGCTTTTATTTCCTCGACCAACTTCATACCCTCGGGCACCGTCGTCTTCGCAATGGCGACTACCTCGGCGCCGTTGTGCGCGGCTGCGGCAGCTCCGGCCTGGGCGACGCCCTGGAGGATGGCAACCGCCTCGGCATGATGCCGCTGCAAAACGCTGCGAAATGCGACCGCGAAGATCCCTGCCGCGAAGGTCAAAAGAGCGGCCCCGGTATCGGGCGTCAACCTGCCCAGAAAGACGAGGACCAGGAGCGCCAGAATGATGACCCCGGCGAGCAGGTAAGTCCTCCGTCCGACCATCCAACCCCAAATCGACCTCATAACCCTCCCCCTCGATGCCTCAAATTCGCGTCAGGAAATTCTTCCCACCCTCTCCCACGAATTTCTGGACCCTCAGTGCCCCTCGGATTGACCTGGGGCGTCCTGGGCGTTTTTGCCGAAGCACGCCAGAACCTGATCGACAGCCAACTCACGCCACAGACGAAGCTCTGCAAGAATGCTCGCCTGCTGCATGGCGTCGAGAGGCGGCTCGGCAGTCTCCAGATTTACGACCTGCTCTGGCTTCTCGCTGCCCACTTGCCTGCGGCTCCCGGTGCAGCGCGATGGACCGGTTCGCCGTCATCCGCGCATCCCGAATCTGACGGCAGGCGAAGGTACGATCCGCCGACGCCGGACAGCTCTCCAGCACCACACGTTCGAAGGCTTTTGCAGCCTCATTGATCGCGCGATACTGCGTGACTTGCTCCGGCGTCGGCGCGTGGTAGCCGTAGGCGTGGTCGAGATCGTCAAGCTGCTGCTGTGTCAACGTTGCCATGCTTCTCCGATCCGGCTGCTTGCCGCATGAAGGCCGTGCACTGCGCCAGGCGATGCCGCCAGCAGCCTGCACAGAAGTGGAAGACGAGCTTATGGAAGACTCGCGTCGTTCCGTAGCTACACCGGTTCGCGCAGTTGGAGCAGGTAACGATCCTCACTCTGCGCCGTCCGGTTTCTCCGCGCCATCCGACTCCGCGATTGCAATAGCGGCTTTGTTGTCCTCGGACGCCGCGGCGAGGATCTCCGCATCGCTCTGCCCACGCAGCTTGAGCAGCTTCGGGACCAGGAACGAGCCGGCCGAGATCGCCAACGCAATCAGCTCCTCGATCTCCGCAGGCGTGAACACAGCGGCGAACAGCGGAGCATACGGATGCCGCCTCGGCTTGCGATTTTTCGATGTGTTCTGGCCGAGCAGTACCTCAATGGTTGCGATCTGCGCGCGAATCGAGCTGATAACGAGGTCGAAGTGAGCCTGGGCCTGCGCGTTCTTGATGTGCAGGATGCCCTGGTCGTTGAGCTGGTCGATCTGCCGGGTCAACTTGTCAAAGGCAGCAAGCGCCGTTGCCGTGTCGATCTGACCGCCGTTGCTCTCGGCCGCCTGCAGCACGCCGACGAACGTCTCGTTCGCCGTCGCTGCCTGCGCGATGTAGTTGGCGATCTGCGCCCGCTCCTCGGCAGTCTCAAGCTGGTTGGTATGGTTCACCGTCGCTGCGGTGTGCAGGCTCGCCGCGATGCTGCCCGCAGCCACGCTCGATTTATGCAGCCGCGAACCGCAGCCGCCCGAAGCCGCCATCACCATCACTGCGGCCACCAATACACCACACGCCGTTATCAATCGCTTCGTCTTCATCTGTCCTCTTTCTTCGTGCAAAAAATCAGTTTGTGGCCAACCACTCCCGAAGCCTTTGTTCGCAGAACTTCTCCGAGACCAGGAATGGTTTCTTGGTGATCGCGACCCGCAGCTTCGAGCCATCGAAGGAGTAGGTGGCGCTCACGCCGCTCTTCGAGATGCTGCCGCTCATTCCAACCAGGTCGATGCCCTGCTCAGCCAACAGCTCGTCGCGCTTGGCGCCAGCGTCACAGACGATAGAACGCCATACTTGCGCTCGGTCATCTGAGCCGGGGCCACCATCGTTCTGAGCCATGCCATCTGCTGCCTTGTCGCCACGCATCCGCCTTCGCCCCTCAATGGTTGAGGCTGCGCGGATGTCTAGTCCGCGCAGCCCCGCTCTGGGATTGTCCGCAGTCCTTTCAAGGGGATTGGGATTGCCCGACCGTTGGGGGTCTGAACGCAGAGTATGGGGCGGGCAGCGCTCCACGATGCGCCGCCCTCGTTGCCTTCGCAGACTTGGCCGATCATTCCCCAAACGCATCAAAGCCCCCTTCTCCGTGTGGAGAAGAGGGCTTCAAATCAGCCGTTCGATGCAGGCTAAAGATCGAGTTTGACCGCCTTCGAGAGCGCAGCGAGAAGATCCTCGTCGTTCATATCACCTACGGTGAAGACCTCCGATTGTCCCTTCGCAGACTCGTAGACGATGCGGCTATCTTTCGCGGCGGAGTAGACGACCTGGTCTCTCCAATCGATGACTTGAACCTTTTCGTTCTCGCGATGAACCTTGTACATGAGCGCAGTGTATCACCGAGCTGGACGAACTTGTGATAGACAGAGAAGATGCGGCTGAGTATAAACATCGAGATCGCGGGCAGCCGGGAAAGCAGGTATCGAATGTCGTTCGCTTCGGATATCGCCGCAAAGGTAAAGGCACAGCAGGAAGAACAGCGCAGGAAAGATGAAGCCTTCGTCGAGCGCCGCAAGCTCATTCGCGCTCTCGCGCCCTCTGCCTGGCAACAGATGCGCGATTGGTTCGAGCGCACCGTCGAGGAATTCAACCGCGAGGTCGGAGCCCCACTCCTCACCATCCAGCCCACGCCTTCCACCGAGATCTATCTCCACTACGCACCTAGCGGCGTTGCCGCAGCCGATCTCCATCTCTCCTTCCGCGAAACCAGCTCGGAGATTGCCGTCCGAAATACTCGCAAGCGCATTAGCGAGACGCTAACCTTTCAGCTCAACGGCGATACGGCCTATCTCTCCGGCTTTGGAGTCGGATCAAGCATCGAACGCAACTGTGAAGACTTGTTCTCCAGCTTCGTCCAGTAGCCGTCACGCCGCCAGCTTCATCTTATGGTTCGCTATCAGCACCTCGCCGACCTTGCGCCGATCCTTCGCTGAGCCGGCCAGCGTATAGCCCACCTCGACGCGGCGGAGCTGGAAGCGGTGACGCTTCACCAGCGCACGGACCTCCGCACAATCGTCGAAGCTCATCAGGAATCCGCCCTGCAATCCAGCCAGCAACGCGAAGAGCTGCTCTCGCTGCTCTTCCGGCAGCGCCGTGTAGCGGCCGTTCGCCTGGAAGTGGACGTATGGCGGATCGAGATAGAACCATGTCGATGCCGAATCGTACCGCGCCAGAATCTCCTCGAAGCTCCGCTGCTCGATCAGCACGTTGCGCAGACGCGCGGCGGTCGCGTCCAGCAGATCGCGCACACGGTCGAGCGAGCGCTTCATCTTCGGCGCGTCCACGCGGGCCTTCGCGCTGGAGCTGGCGAAATGCTCGCCCTTCGCCCCGTAGCTGTACCAGACGAGGTACGCGAAGCGCAGTGCGCGCTGCAGCTCGTCGTCGGCTGCCGTGAAATTTTTCCCGCTCGTAAAACTTTCACCTCGCAAGTCGCGGAAGCGCTCCGCATGGACGATCTCGTGGTCGAACAGCTCGGCCAGCGCCGCCGGTCGATGCTTCGCCACGCGGAAGAAGTTGGTGACGTCGCCATTGATATCGTTCATCACCTCGCAAGGCGACTGCGGCTTCGCAAACAGCAGCTTCGCCGATCCGGCGAAGACCTCGACATAGATGTCATGTTCAGGGATCAAGGACAGCAGCGTCTTCTTCAGGTTTCGTTTACCACCGGGCCACGCAAAAGGAGAGTTCATGTCATCGAGCGTAGCTCGATAATGGAGGCGAACACAAGGCGAAAACTATTTAGGACTGGATTGCGTAGCTTTATATGCTGCTCTTGCGGCTTTCACATCAGTAGATGCCTTTTGCCGAAGCATATCCAAATGTTCAATTCCGCACTTTTCTGCGTCATAAAATATGTGGCAACTCTTCACGGCAAATGCATAATCGATAACATCGCCATACACGGCTTTATCGGCGCTACTCTCCATAAGCCGTCGCATTTTCTGGCCGATCTTGTCTGCCTCGTCTCCTCGCGGGGCATAAACGATTTCCCCTCTGTCTAGGACTTCCGACGCTCTATCAGAGGCGTCGATCTGATCTAACGCCAGTTCTATCATTTGAGGATTCAGCTTGCTCCAATCAATCGCAGGTTCGGCCTGCAACGACGGCTTTGTCTGCGCCATGCAGACGGACGCCAAAACTAGGATGAACGTCGTATATTTGATTCGCATCTTTCGTCACTTTCTTTTTACGGGAGGTGGCTCCCCGATCCATTTGATAACGCGACCGATGATCTTATGATGTTCGGTAAACGGAATAATTGGATGGATGGAATTGTTCGGCATAAGAAAGTAATTTTCTCCTATCTTTCTAAGCCACTTGACGGTTAGTCCCTCTCCATTGCTTGCGGCAATAATTCTATCCACCAACTTCGCGGGGTCGGTCTGATACCTATCGATCAGGACAATATAGCCCGATTCGATCAACGGGGACATGCTATCTCCTTCGACAGTAAAAGAGATCGGCTGGACAGGTCTTGGAAGCCACTTGTTAGGAAATGAGAGCTTTGCAATTGCCTGGTCGGGAGCCGCGCGAAATTCGCCGCCTGCGATCTTTCCATAATGAAGAATCGTTCGGTTCGACTCTTTGTCGATTTCAAACATCTCCCGATAGGCATCAACCGTCTGCTCCACATCTGCATAGAACTGACCGGCTTTTTCATACCAGTAGCGTTTATTGCTGGGGTCGATTCTCGCAATTGACATGAGTGCCATTGACGACGGTGACGTCAGGCCAGATTCCCATTGAGCAATAGCCCCCTGGGTCACTCCAAGCGTCCTTGCAAATGCGCGCTGACTTTCGCCCATGCGATGGCGAAGAGCCTTCAGCGTGTCCTTGACATCCAAAGTATTTGAATAGCCACTATTCTTTTTTCTTGACATTTGATTAGCCACTATTCATCCTTGGGATGTGACGGTCAACAGAGTTTCACCCAAAAAGGCTAGCACGGTCGGCGTCCTAAGGCACTCCCTTTATGTGGGGCTTCAGTCGCGCGTGGCTAAATCTCTCAAGATAAATCGTTCGGTCGTTTGCCGAGTGATGGCGGGAAGTAAGAAATCAAAACGTGTTTCCGCTGCCATTGCAATCGAAATTGACCGCATAGAGCGCGAAATTGCGAGATCGATGCGACGGTGCGCATGACGATCGAGGAGTATAGCGACGCCGGCGTCTCCATAAGGCAATGCCTTGTGCGGGTTATTAGGTCATCGGAGATGTCGCGGGAACAGATTGCGGACAGAATGTCTGAATTGTTGTCCGTCCGGATAACCGTTCGGATGCTGAACTCCTATACAGCGGCCTCGAAGGAAGATTCCCGCTGGCCTGCTGAGTTTGATGTAGCGTTTTGCGTCGCAACGGGAAATTACGAGTTACTTTATGAGCGCGCAAAGATGGCAGGGCTCGTCCTAATTTCCGCAGAAGACCAAAAGGTTCTGGCGATTGGACGCTCCTATATCGCGAAGCTAAAAGCTGAAAGAGAACTTGCGGAGGTGCAGCTATGACCTCCTGGCTCACGCTCCCCGAATATCTCGAAGTGTCCGGAATATCCCGACGCACATTCTTCCGACGTCGCGGTGAGATCGAGTCAAAGATCATCGACGGCACCATGAAATATAGCGCAGCCTCCCTCCCTCTGGAGGCGCGCGTCAAGCTGGACAGCCAGCAGGCTAAGAGCGTAGAGCCAGCACCTGCATCCAAGGCGGATGCGCTGGCTCCCCTCTTTGCCGGGGTTGCCGCCCCCGTAGTTGTCCAGGCCGAGCGTATCGCTCTCTCGCCGGAGAGCGAACGCCAGGCAAGCGAACGCTTGGCGATTATCCAGCCGCTCCTCGACTATGCAGCCGATCCGGGCAGCCGTCGCCGCTTCGCGCAGCTCCGCATCGCCGACGGCCGCACCGTCACCACGGCCGATCTGTTGGCCACCTATCTGGCCGAGACGCACAGCGTCAACGGCAAAAAGATATCCGGCCGCACCATCTGGAACTGGAAAAAGGCATACGCGACGGGTGGCTTCAACGCACTCGCGCGGGGCATCCGCAAGGACAAAGGCCAGTCCAGATTCTTCGCCCGCTACCCCGGGGCCGCGCAGCTCGTCGCCAGCGTCTACCTCAAGCCCTATCAAACGGTGGCGCGGGCCTACGACAATCTTCTTCGCGAGCACGAGCTGTACGGCGTACCTGTCTGTGACCTGCCCAGCTACGAGACCGTCCGCACCTATCTGGAGGCACTGCCGAAGCCCATCGCCGTTCTCGCCCGCAAGGGTGAGCGCGCCTACTCGGAGCGCATGACGCCCTATCTCCAGCGCAGCTACGAGGACATCCCTGCCAATCACATCTGGGTCGCCGACCACATGATCCACGACGTCGAGGTCCGCAACGATTGCTTCGAGGGCGTCGCGGAGAATGCGCCGATGCGGCTTCGCTTCTCCGCGTTCATCGACATGCGAACGCGCAAGTTCGTCGGCTACTGCTGGGCACCCGAGGGCAATAGCCGCGTCATCACCACGGCGGTGCGACGCGGCATTGAGCGTTATGGCCCGCCTGCCATCGTCTACTGCGACAACGGCAAAGACTATCGTAAGGTAGCCAAGGGCGCGCGTCCGGTCGCGCGCGAGTGGGTCGAGCAGGAGTACACGTCGCTCGAACGCACCGGCGTCCTGCAACGGCTCGATGTGGCGGTGCAGTTCTGTATGCCGTATCACCCGCAGTCCAAGCTCATCGAGCGGGCCTTCCGCATCGTCCATCAGAAGTTCGACGCGCTCTTCCCGCACTACACCACGGGCAACGCCTATCTTCGCCCTGACCAGACCACGCTGGCCATGATGCATCACCGCAAGCTGCTCAAGATGGATCGCGGCGCGGAGTCGCCCCTGGTGACGGCCAGTCACTTTATCCGCATGGCCACTGTCTGGATCGAGGAGGACTACAACGCCGGTCATCATCACGGCGGCCGGGGCATGGACAACCGGACTCCCGACCAGGTCTTCGACGCACTGTACCCGCTGGCCGAGCGCCGCGCCTCAGATCCTGCCGTCCTCTCGCAGCTCTTGTGGGAGACGCGCAAGTGCCTGGTCACCCACACGGCCATTACGCTCAACAAGCGGCGCTACGTCGCCGCCGACCCGCAATCGAGCGGCGCGCTGCATCTCGCCAACCGCACCGACGTGCTCGTCTGCTACGACCCCCACGATCCCGAGCGCGCGGTGGTTGCCGATCTCGATGGCCGCCCCATCGCCCAGGTCGAGGCCGAGGTATTGCAGTCGCACTCCGCCGACGCCAAGCCCGCGATCAAGGCGTCGATGCAGGAGCGCCGACGCCTGCGCAACGCGGTGGTCGGCACCGTGCGCCAGATCCACGAGAACGTCGCCATGATGGGCCACAAGAGCGACCTCGAACATCTCCACGAGCGGGCGCTGCTGCCCGCCGCCGTGGGCGATTCCATCGTTCATCGGATGGTTACCAAACCGGAGCAGACCCCGGATGCGTCGCCGCGCTACATCGGCGACATTGCTGCTGAGTTTCTCTCGGAGGAAGCATGACCAACTTGCACGACAAAAAGGGGCAACGCCGCGCGGATCTTCTCAAAGCCGAGCTGCCTGCCTATGAGGATGCAATCGCCCGCATCCGCGACTATCTCGCTCAATCGCAGCTCACCATCGACCACTTCGCGTTTCACCTGGGCTACAGCGGCCAGACGCTCGACCGCTTCCTCCAGGGCAACTATCAGGAGGGCACCACCCGCAGCACCCGGCTGCTCACGAAGATCGCCATCGACTTCATGGACAAGTACCCGCCGGGCATGGCCGAAGATCCGCGCGGCAAGGTCTACGAGACGGAGAACGTCATCACGCTGCGCAAGTGGTTCGAGTTCTGCCAGGAGCGCGGCAAGATGGCCTGCATCTACGGCGGCCCCGGCAGCCAGAAGACGTTCGCTGCCGAGCACATCATCTCCGAGCAGCGCCGCCGGGACTTCGCCGTGGGCCTCACCGCCAAGCGAGCCTTCTATGTCTATTGCAGCCAGGACATTCGTCCGGCCGAGCTGATCCGCAAGCTGATGGAGGCCGCCGCGCTGCCGGTTGCCGGTCAGATGCAGCGCAACCTTACCGCGCTTCGTTTCGCGCTGCGCGGCCGCCGCGCCATCTTCGTGTTCGACGAGGCGCAACATCTCAGCATCCCTTGCCTCGAAGTCGTGCGCGAATTGAACGACCAGCGGCCGCACTTCGGCATCCTGCTGCTGGGCAGCCACAACCTCCGCAACCTCTTCGCGCATCGCTCGGCCGAGTTGGAGCAATGGAACTCGCGCATCTCCCAGGCGATCGAGCTGCCCGGCATCGGCGACGATGCGGCGCGAGAGATCGTGCGGCAGGAGCTGGGCGCGGTGGCGCTCACCGACACCAAGGTCGCGCGCCTGCTCAAGAGCTGCATGGTTCTCGACAGCTACAGCCGCGAGAAGCGGCAGTACCTCTCCATCCGCAAGCTCTTCGGCTCGCTCGAATTCATCAAGGAAGGCGCGGCGCAACCCGTCGCGGGAGGTGTGCAGTGAAGCAAACAGCCGGAATCTATGAAGTCACCGACGGCGCTCTGATGAGCGGCGAAGACGAGTGCATCACGCTTCGCCAATGCCGTGTCATCATCGAGCCGCTCAACGACGCGCACGTCGAAAGGCTTGAGCAGCGGGCCAACGCTGCCTTCACCTGCATGGATCGCGCGGCCAATCGCCTGATGAAGTGGGTTGTCGTCGCCTTCGCTCTCTATTTCGCCTGCATCCTTGTCCACGCCTTTACCTCTGGCGCGTTCGCGGCGGCGGTGAAGTGATGGCCGCCAATGGACAGCGCTGGTGCTACGCCTGCGGCAAGGCCGAGGACTTCGACGCCGGATGGTTCGAGGTCTGGCTCGACGAGCGCGGCCGCTGCGTGGTGACGCCCGTCTCCGATCCCGCCGAATACCACAACGAGTTTCGCGGCGACACCTTCGCCTGCGGCCAGCTCTCGGCGCTTGTCCTGGTCGAGCGCTACCTCCACACCCGCACCTTCGACCCTGCACCCTCACCCGAGCCGCGACCGGAATTCACCGCCGATCAGCTCGCCTACGAACTCAACAGCACCGCTGATTACCGCTAAAGGAGAACTCATGGCAACATCCACTGCCTTGCAACAACCGCGCTCCGCGCCGACGCCGCGCGAGATCGACGCGCTCGTCGAGACGTTCGAGAAGGTCCGCGACAAAGCCGAGCTGGCAGATGAGGCCTATCAAAACGCCTCGCTCGAACTGATCGATCTCGTCAACACATTCGGTTTTGTTCCGGCCGGCGCGGAATCATCCGTGCGCCTCCAGGGTGCGATCACGGTCCTCACCGTAACGACGGGTAGCTCCGTCACCGTCAAGGATTCTGAGGTTGGCAAGCTCAAAGGCGCGATGGACGCAAACAAGCTGGGCGATCTCTTCTCGCGCATGTTCACCGCGCACTCAAAATACAAGCTTGTCAAAGGCGCAGCTACTCAGCTCCACGTCGCACAGCTACCACAGCGCCTCGCTGACAAATTGACCCAGCTCTATGCCCGTTGCTTCGACGTGAAGACGAAGTCTCCCTCGCTCAAGATCGATCGCCTCGCCGACGCCAAGAAGCCCCGCGCCAAGAAAGGCGGCCGCTAGTGGCAAGCGTAGCCCAGGCACTCACCGATCGCATGGATCAGCTCCACGTCACGCGGTCGAAGGACTCGATCTACACGATCATCTCCGACGATCACAACGTCCACTGCATCACCGCCGACATGCTCGACGCCTGGTGGGCCAGCCTGCCGCCCGAGCAGAAGGCCATCTACTTCGAGGCCGACCTCGAAGGCTATCTCTACGAGACCGCCGCGCTGGCCGAATCGAAGGTCTCGGAGTTTCAGGCCCACGTCGACCGGTTCTTCGACGACATGCAAAAGCTGCACAAATCGCCCTTCACGGGCCTCACCAAGGAGGTTGCACATGCAGATCTGTGAGAAGACCAATGAGGAGCTGATCGGCGTCGCCGATGACTGCAGCGTCCTCGCAAAGCAATTCGACGAGGACAGTGCGGTTGCGACCGCATTGACGTCCGCCGTCGCCGCGATCCGCGAGCTGCTGTTCTACCGCCGTCTCGATGACCGGCCGGACGGCGGCGCAAAGATTTATCTCTCAAGCCCGTTCGATCATCCAGGCATCGCGCGTTTGGGCGAGCCGCTCCCGCGTCCCTTCGTCGTCGCGATCCTGCCCTATGCCAAGTGGCTCATTCTCGAATCGTCCGCGTCGCGGGTGGAGAATGCCGAAGCCGCAGCCAAGGCCATGACGGACTCCTCCGCCCGCAACGCTGCTCTCGCCGACGGCTTCGAGAAGCTGTACATCGTAGAGCGCGAGAAGAACGCCGCCACCATCAACCCCTAACGCACCACCATCCTTGAACCACTGGAGTCTGCCATGTATCTGCTCTTCGCCCCCGCCCTCATCGCCGTCCTCGTCATCGGCTTCATCCAGCTCCGCAACGATCTCTGGATTCAGCCATGACCATAATGCCCCCAACTTCCGGCACGATGTGCTCCGACTGTGGCTGCTGCAGCGCCGACTTCATCTGCGGCGACGGTACGCCTCTTTGCTGGCCCTGCGACGCCGGCGAGCATAAAGCCATGGTCGCCGTCGCGCAACCTCAACCTGCCGCCGTCAAGGCTGCCGAGCCTGAACCAATAGCACCCCTGGAGACACCCATGGAGAAGCGAAAATGCGCCTGCGGTTGCGGCACCGACATGAGCGAGAACAACAACTGGCTTTTTGCGCGCGGCCACAAGCCCGGCGGCAGACGAAAGAAGAAGACATCGCCCAAGTCCGCGCTCGCGCGAATTGAGCCTCAGATCGTTATCGAGGAAGAAACCGAGTTCGCCGTCTCGCTCGATCTCACCGGCGCGCAGCTCGACCGCATCTGGACCTCGCTGCCCATCGAAGAGAAGGCGCTGGCCATCTCCGTCGCCCTCACTGCCGAGCGCAGCTAAAGAAGGAGGGAACCGTGCCCAACGATCTCTTTGCCACCTTCGCCGACCGCGTCATGGATCGCGTGGAGGAGGTGCTCTCGAATCGCGAGTGCAAGTGGCCTGCCAGCGCCGATCAGAAGATGCTGCTCGGAATTTTGAAGGCGCATCGCGGCGTCGAGCGCGCCATGCCGCTCGGCGAGATCTGCGAGCGCATGAAGCTCACGCCCCGCGTCGTCAAAGACCTGGTGCAGGATCTCCGGCTCAACTTCCGCGTCCAGATCGGAGCGTCGCGCGACGCCAGCGGCGGCGGCTATTTCCTCGGCACCAACCGCGAGGAGATGGTCCAGGCATCGCAGCAGATGTTTCACCAGGCCATCACCATGCTCCGCGTCGTCAAGGTCATGCGCGCCGAGCACAACAGCGAGGACATGCTGCACCAGGTGCGCCTCGCGCTGGAGACCCCCAATGCGTAGACAGAGTGACCCGCTCACCATGGTCGCTTACGCCATCATCGTTCTCGTCCCCGCGACGGTCATCATGGCCGCCTGGGCCATCTGGTGGATGCGATGAGCGATCCCATCACAACCCGCTTTGAGATGCTTCGCGCCGCGTACAAAAAGCTCGGCGACTCCAAGTGCAAGAGCTGTGGCGCGCCCATCGAATGGTGGCAGACCAACAACGGCAAAAAGATGCCGTTCGATCCGCTGCCCGCCAGCGACAACGAGCAGACTCGCCCGCACTGGGCGAGCTGCCCGCGCGCCGACGAGCACCGCCAGAGCAATCAGCCGCAATCCAAACGTCACGACTACGCGCCATCCGTGCCGGCCAACTCGCCGCAGAAGCTCGAAGCTCACCGCAAGTACCTCGCGGCGTTCCGCGCCAGCAGCAACGCCCGCGCCATCGTCGCCATCTACGACGACGGCTCGACAGCCGTCTGGCGGCAGGGACTCTCCGGCGAGGATCTCCGCGACGAGTGCTCGGCAGCCTCCGAGAGGAATGCGGCGGAGGCCGAGGCAACGGCGCGAACCGTCGACTGCCCATCCTGCCATCAGGCTGTTGGAGCCGCCTGCGTGAGCGGCTCCGGCGTCGAGCGCGACTGGGCACACGCAACGCGTACCAAGCTGGCAAAGAGACTGCGCCGCAATCGGAAGGATCGCGCATGAACTCCATCCACGAGGCCGCTCACGAACGCCAGCTCGATCCCGTGCTGAAGGAGCTTGTCTCCGAGGCCGCGGCGAATCTCCGCGCTCGTCATCGTGGCGAAGCGTCGCCCGCCCCGGAACCGCTGCCGAAGCACATCTACGAAGGCCCGAAGTATGACGGCAAGCAGTGCGCAGTCTGCCAGCGCCACTTCAAATCGTCGGCGGAGTATGTCACCTGCCGCCTCTGCAAGTCTGTCGTCTGCCGTCGCAAGGGCAATTGTAAGAGCCTCCATCACGCAGATCATCGTCTCGTACTAAAGAGGAGCCAGGAGGGTACGGCATGATCGGCTTCCATGGACCAAAGGACAAATGGGAATATGACCTGGAGAAGATGAGCCGTGCCGCCCTGGTCGCCACCGTCGGCGAGTTGCAGTGGCGGCTGGCGATCTACCGCGAATCGTTCGACCGCGACACCATGTCGGAGATTTTGGACCGATGCAAACTATGGGGCCGTTGGGACAACCTGTCCGCGCGCCACGCTCGATTCATGGCCGATCCCGCCAAGGCAACCGAGCAATTCATCCGCCGTCAGAAATCGGCGAAGGCCGCAGCGCGGCGGCGGAAGAAAGCAGCGAAGAAGAGGTTGAACAATGGGACTCTATAACTTCCAAAAGCGCTTCGTCCCGGACATCCTGGCCGGGCGTAAGCGACACACTATCCGCGCGGAACGTGCTCATCCCGATGTTCCCGGCAACACGCTGCATCTCTACACCGGCCTGCGGCAGAAGGGCGCAAAGCTTCTGATGCGCGTCTGCTGCACGAAGGTGGAGAACATCCGCATCTCGCTGAATGGCGTTATCACCGTCGACGATATCGCGCTCAGCAATGACGAATGCGAGCAGCTCGCACGCCGCGACGGCTTTCTCGGCAGGCGGTCATTCATGGCTTTCTGGAAAGGACGCCTGCCATTCGAGGGACACATCATTCACTGGAAGTTCGAGGGCAAACAATGAAGACACTCCAGCAACTCGGCACCGACCTCGGCAAGCTGGTCGAAGAAAAGAACGCGGCCTACGGCAGCAGCTTCGTTGTGGCGGGCGACTTCCTCCGGCTGTTGTTTCCCGGCGGCATCCCTGCCAACCGTTACGACGACGCGCTTGTACTGGTGCGCATCTTCGACAAGCAGATGCGCATCGCCACCGACAAAGACGCCTTCGGCGAATCGCCGTACCAGGACATCGCCGGTTACGGTCTCCTCGGCCTCCAGCTCCACCAGCAAAGGAAGGACAGCACGACATGGCCCGGTACTGCCAGCGATGCGGCAAGAACACAGTCAAAGGCACAGCCCGGTTCTGCTCTGCCGAGCATCGACGCGAAGACCATAATGAGCGCAAGCGCGAAGACCGCAAGCGAGCCATCGCCGCAGCCCGCAAGCTCCTCCGCACCGTGCGCGGCTGCGAGTGCCCCAACTGCGACGGAAGCTGCAAACGCAAGCGTGGCCGTCCGGCCAAAGCGGCTCATCCATAGCGCCGCCACATGGCAACTCAGAAGGGGGGCGAATCAATGCATCTTCTGCGAGGGCGGCGTCTTCAATGTCTGGAATTCTATTCCGGTCCTATGTAATGGAACGCAAAAGATGTTTTATTGCTGTTCAAGATTATGCGAAGAAATCGTGGCCAAATTGATCGCAAATGGAGAAGTTGCAGGAGTCCTCTTGCCATGACCATCACCGCGCCCCAGCTCCGCCGCCTGCAGGTGCTCTACAAGCAGTACGAGGCTCACTCGCTCGACACCGGCAGCACTCGCGAGGACCGTCTCACCTGGGCGAGCGCCCGGATCGGCCGCACCATCGCCAGCTTCAGCGACCTCAGCATCGACGAGGGCAGGAAGCTGATCGACGGCCTCCAGGGCGCGCTCGGCGTCAAGCTGCCGTCGAAGAGTCCGCGCCGCCGCATGAGCCGCCGCCAGGGCGAGAAGGCGGGCACCGAGGGCCGTCACGATCAGATCCACGACGAGACCACTATCGCGGGCGACAAGGACATCCGCCGCATCCAGCGGGAGATGGATCGCCTCGGCTGGGACCAGGCGCGTCTGGAGGCCTTCCTGGCCTCGCCACGCGGCCCCAATGCGCGGCGCACCACGATCCATACGCTGGGCGACGCCAACCGCGTCTACTGGGCACTGAAGCGCATGGGACATCTCACCGACAGGAAATCCGCATGAGCAAGGCAAGCGATCTCCGCGACCGTCGTCACCGCAACCAGTTCCTCTTCCCGTGGAGCCCTGGCCGCACCGTCAGTACCGCGCGCGCGGCGCAGATGCTCAACGTCTCCGACACCACCATCCGTATGATGATCGAGTGCGGCGAGCTGTCTGGCACGAAGATTCGACCCAACCGGCCGAAGAGTCCGTATCGCGTTCTGCTATCATCGCTCGAAGCGCACATGAACCTGCTGCGCATCAACCTCGACCTTCCTCCGCAGCTAAATAATTCATCGGCCAAGTCTGCAAGCGGGACAAAGACTGCGCAGTAATATCTGTTGCGCCGCGTCTAGGCTGCGAGTATGCGCCGCGCCGTCTATCTGCTCGCCCTCTTCCTCTTCGCTTCTTCGGCCTTCGCGGCCTGTCCCGCAGACTGGGCCAGCGTCCAGGCGTCGAAGATCATGGACCTCAGCGGTAGTCTCCTCGCCTCGGGCACCTTCTCCATCTCGGGCGTCGACGCCAAGCGGAGCGTCATCAACTTCAGCGCGCCAGGCGGCGGCGTCGTGATGCGCGTCTACAAAAAAGCGCCGGTGGCAAACGGAGCCATCGTCGGCGAAGTCTGCGTTCCGCGCAGCGACAAGGCCTCGGTCTACGTCCGCTACCACGTCGTCGTCACGGATAACGGTTCCAGCGGCACCCACGCCGTCGTCGTCGACGCCAACGACATCGCCATCACCGCCGACGTCTTCTCGCTCGATGCTTACGCCTATCCAGCCGATGCCTACGCCAATCCGCCCAGCGTCTTTACCTCCGGCAGCGTCACCGGCGATCTGCATGTCACCGGCACCGTCTACGCGGGCACCATCGAGGGAGCCACCGCCGCCCATGCCGATCATGCGACCACCGCAGACAGCGCTACGACCGCAACCACGGCGACAACCGCCACCAACGCTACTCACGCGACGACAGCCGACAGCGCGACCACGGCGGCCACGGCCACAACCGCAACTACCGCAACTACCGCCGCGAGCGCCACCGTCGCCAGTGCTCTGGCCGCGACGCCTACCGACTGCGGCACCGAAGCGATCAACGGGATCAACGCGGACGGCAGTCCGAAGAGTTGCATCCCGGCCGGCACCGGCGTCGATCCAGTGGGCGCAACCTATGAGCTGCAAACCAAGGCGTCCGACAGTTCGCTCGGCGGCTCGGGCATCCTCTCCGATGGCACGACCGCCGTCGCGAATCTCCCGTTCTCCGCGAAGATTATGGACGGCACGCTCAACACGACTCGTTATGCGACCAGCTCCAGCAGCAACGACGGTATCTCAAATGCGCTCGCCAGCTCCGACTGCGCCTCGGGATGCACCATCGCCGTGCCGCCGACGAGCACCGACACGGAACTGCCGGTGATGCCGTCGCAGGACAACAGCGCCCTGGTCGACCGACGCGGCGGTCGATTCCTGCGCGCGATAAAAAATCCCAGCGTCACTCCATGCACGCTCTCGGGGGGCGGCGATGCTTCGGGCGATTGCGTCAATCTGCTCATCAATAACCAAACTCTTCGCGGCTACGCGCACAACACCTACATGAAGTACGCGGGGCCTGGATTCAACCTTGGCTACAGTCCGGCATCTCCTATCTCTGGCATGACCGTCAATCAGGCCTATCAAACTTACTTCGAGGCCGACACTAGAGGCATCAAGCAGGTGCGTGGAGATACGCTGGTAACTCATGGCATCGGCGACACCGCGCTGCATTATGGCTATCTCTACACTGACGGCGGCCAGACCGATGGAAGCGGCGAAGCCAACATTGGCGCGTCTTATCTCGTCAACGAAAACATCACCTACTATCACGGCACAATCACGGGCGGCGCCGCGACTGGAAGCGTGCTGCTGACGACGCACAACACTGCCGGCCAGAATGCTTTTACCGATGGCGGCTACTTACTCGACATCACTCAGGGCGGCACGGTAACTGGAACAATCGCCAGCACGGTAAATGTAGATGGCGTGGGCGTCTGGAATATGACCGGAGCATCTATGCCGGTCTCCACCGCCTGGGGTACTTTCACGTCGGATTCGACTTCGACGGGACAGTATCAGGTTGCCCAATCGCAGACTGAGACGGTTGCACTTTCCGGCGATAGTCCCGGAGCTTTTGTCGTTGGTAACAATGCCTGCATTGTTGGCGCTTTTTTCGAGCAGGTTCCCATCACTGCTGTAGGCGCAGTTACTGACGGCACGCAGTCGATCACTTACAGCACACGCTATGGCTGGAAGGGAACAGGTTCTTATCCAGCTTTTATTATGCAGGGCGGCATGTGCGGGCAATATCTGACTAACACCGCGAATGCGACATGGCGCACCGCAATCGCGGCGGTAGGATCGTTTTCTTCCACTCAAGTAGTACTTGGCGCGTGCAGTCATGGCTACTGCAACAATGCCTTCTCTCAGCTTGCATTTGTGGTCGGCACCACCGGCGATTCAATTACCCAATATCCGGGCGCTGAGATCATCGGCACGAATGGCAAAGGAGCGGTCAGTAATCAGGTCCAGCTTGGTTTCAACACCGCGCCCTGGACCAATGGCGACGTCATCGAAGGACCGCACCCGCCCGCGGTCAATATGAATGCGCTCAAGATCTACGCGTCGCAAAAGACGAAGGCCAATAACGCGGGTTCGAATCTATTCGTCGAATCCTGGAACGGCGTGAACCCTGGAGGTTCGCTTGGGCTGAACCAGACGTTCCTAAACTTGAGCGACAGCAGCACGCTGCAATGGTTCTGGCGTATTGTTTCGAGCGATAGCACTGGCAAAATGGGCACGCTGTTTCAGGTCGACGTGCCGACCAACGTGATGCTCTCGTCTATTGCGCCCGCGCAGGATATCGAAGTGTTCGACGCATATCAGCCTGCCGGAGCCAGCGCACGGACGCGAATCGTCTCGCATGGTACGACGGGCGATTTCGCCTTTATGAAGAACACGAGCGGCCTGGCATTGATCACGGCTGGCAATGTTCCGCCAGTGGGGACCGTGGGTCAGATTCCGGTGGTTACGAGCACGGCAACCTCTGGACAAAATTACAACCCTGTCAGTGTGAGCGGCGACGCAACGTTCGCTTCGACCGGTGCGTTGACGCTGGCCACGGTCAACAGCGGCCCCGGGAGCTGCGGTGATGCCACCCACGTCTGCGCGGTGACGACTGACGCCCAGGGGCCGCGTCACCAACCAATCGGCGGTCGCGATCACGACGACAACCACCGGCTTTAGCGGCACAAAGACTGCGGGAACTTGCGTCCTCACTATCGCAAACGGACTCATCACGGGAGTGTCAGGATGCTAGATCACCTAAGAGTTATGCATCGGCTTTGGGGTAAAACCTCTCCGCGACGAGACTTATCGTCTATTCGTTATTCGATCTACGAGACTGTCATCATTGTGGCCGTAGCCACGTTGACGCTACTCGCAATAGCCTGGAGTGTCCGATGATCAGCGAGTATCAGACTTCATCCGGCGCTCGCTTCAGCTTCTCCGGCTGGGCGGCGGGTGAGTCTCCGCTCGAATGCTTCGACCGCCGCGACTGGCTCAACTGCCTTCATGGCTGCATGTTCTGCGCTGGCTTCCATCCTGATCCGCGAACGCTGCTAGAGGACGATGGCATCCTTCACGAGTTAGTCCATCTCGCGGGCGGAATCGATATCTGCACCCACTCAAATCTGGTCGCGTTGCGCGACTCAGTTCTTACTCTGCAACTGCTCGTCAAAAGGAGCCCCACCTATGCGAATTAGCCTCTTCTTCGCTCTCTTGTTCATCTCGATTCTTCCCGCGCACGCGACCAACTGGTACATTCGCGCCGATGGCGGCGATCTTACTCAGTGCTCCGGCCAGGTGGACGCGGCCTACTCGGCGTCCATCATCAATAAGCAGTGCGCGCTCAATGACTATCGGTTACTCGCATACCCCGGCAAAGGTGGCTATGCCACAGCCGGTAAGTGGATCGTCCAGGGCGGCGATACCATCTACATTGGCGCGGGCCAGTTTCGCGTGGGCTATAACGGTCCCAATTCGACCGATCATAACGGCCTCTCCAGCGCGGGCAATCCGTTCGGCTCGGCGATGCCTGCGATCCCATCCGGCACGGCCGCGCAGCCCACGCGGATCATCGGCGCGGGCGTCGCTCTCTCGCAGATCTATGGTGGCTATGGTGCAGGCAATGTGATCAACCTTGCTGGATCGTCGTTCGTCGAGATCAGCGGCCTGGAGTTGACGGACCATGCACAATGCACCCGCGTCGGCGGTGGCTATGTGGCTCCGGTTGTCGGATGTAGCAGCAGTTATCCGCTCGACGACTATGCATCGAATGGCATCACAACTAATGCATCGACTCACGATATCAAGCTGTCGGACCTCAATATCCACGGCTTTACGTCGAGGGGTATCATCGGGCCAATTGGCGGCCTCGTCACCGTCGATCATGTTCGCATTGCGTTCAACGGCGGCGCTGGATGGGACTTCGATGATGGCCACGGAACAAAGAGCACCGACGACGCGCTAGTGACGGCGTCTTACCTGACTATCGAGGGCAGCGGTTGCAACGAGGAGTATCCCATCGTCCACGCTGGCTTCCCCGCCGCGTCGTGCTTCGATCAGTCGAGCGGCGGATACGGCGATGCGATTGGCACGCCCAACACGCCCCTCAACGTCACCTGCGATCACTGCATCTTCCGCTATAACACGCAGGATGGAGCCGATCTGCTGCACTCGTTTGACAGCACAATTCGCATCACCAACTCTGAGTCTTATGGCAACATGGGCCAGCAGTGGAAGCTCGGCGCGATGCATTTGGTCGACTTCGAGTTCAACCGGACAGTGCATAATTGCAGCCGTATGAGCGCCCCCATCGCGGGGAACTCGACCTTCAATAAGTACCTCTCGAACTTCTGTCGAGCGGCTGGAGACGGCTTCGGAATCGGCACCAAAGACGGCGGCACCTATATCTATCGGAACAACAGTTTCGCGGGCTACGGCGCGACGACCTATGACATCAACTGCTCCGGGTCAGAAGCAAATATCGTCTTCCAAAACAATCTTCACATCGGCTACAAGAGCCCGGCGGATGGCCAATATCCCGGCGTCTTTTATTACGGCCCCAACTGCCCGGCCAACCCTTTCAAGGCCCGCGACCACAACATCTACTACCGGATGCGGACGCTGCCCGAAGGCAGCGGCGACGATCCCCATATCGCCGTCGAACCGGTCTGGACCGACGAGACCAGCCTCGACGCCATCGACTTCCACCTGACCACCGCAAGCACGAACGCGCTCGGCCAGGGCGTCGCCGATTCCACAGCCTCTGCCCTTACGTCGACCAGCGCGGCGGCCACCAATATCGGAGCCTACGGCCTCGCCGATGGCTCTGCAGAGCCGCCTGCTGGCAGTATTGTCGTCACCCCTCCAGACGACGGCAGCAACTCGACCACGCCGCCCGATAACGGCACCGGCACAACGACTCCGATTGACAGCACAGGAGGCACCACAACGTCCCCTCCGCCGGGTGATGGCACTACGACGCAACCGCCGCCGAACGATGGCACCACGACGCCTCCAACGCCCCCGCATTACACCCTCAAAATCACCCTTGCCTGCACCGTCTCAGGCACCCAGATTGACTGCGGCTCGGACAATCCCTGA